CGGGAAGGACCAAGTGCGTCGGCTCGAATCCCATAAGCGCCTTGTACAGGAGTTTTGCACCCGTCACGTCGGCTACGATCGTTGCCGCATCCAAATCCCAATCATTCGTCGGCGTGGACCGATGCGTAGCGCCCGTCGCCGAGGCGATGTCCACAATCCGTTTCTCCTGACGGAGCTTCAAGGCATGCGTCACCGTGATTGCCGCCTGCTTCATCGGGTCCAGCGCGTTCGGAGCCGAACGGATTTCCTTGTCCGTCACCAGGATTTTGAGACGGCGCTCAATCGCCTGGTATGTCACCTCAGTCACGTCGTACCCGATTTGGTTCGTCTCGGCCCGATCTGCGGCAGTATCCGCCGTGTCGATGTTCAGAAGCTCCTTCCCCAGGGCCTTGTAGCGGCCCTTGAAAGAAGTCACCGGAACGATCGGGGCCACGATGTCGCCGACGAAAAACTGCTTCTCGAACGCATACCGGCGGACGAAATTCGTCAATGTGACATCGACAACCACATCTACACTTCTAGGCATTTCTTTTCACCTCCTTCTATTCGCTTAGCTGACTGCCGTATTGACCGTGTAGAATTCGATCGCTACGGGAACGAGTTCATCCGCACCGGCCGCGGCACCGAGTGCTCGGCCGACCACGTTGTAGACGGTCCCCGCGACCGCCGCGCGAACTTTTACCTCTCCGTCTGCGGCGCTCATCAGCTCATCTCCGAGCGTGATCGCGGCGGCTGCTCTCGCCCACACGATCCCGCTCCGGTAACAAGTGACCGCTTCGCCACTCGCTGCGGAATCCGTATGGACGAATGCCATTCCTTCCTCGTTGTCACCGGCCGTTTTCACGACCGCACCTTCGGCAGAATGGAGTTTGACGAGATCATACTTGCTGATCGCGCCACCGGCTTCCATCGGGAACCCAGGCCCCGGAGAGATCGTATTCATCGGTAGAGCCATTTCATTTCACCTCCTAAGGAAGAATGCACGGGCCTCTCTTACTTCTTGCCCGCGCTATAATCCAGCGCGATCGGCTCGGCTGTCTTCGAAGCGCCTGTGACAAACGTCATGGCATCTTCGTAGCCCACCTTGTTCTCGGCCGCATGCTTCCGGATTTTCCGATCCAGCTCGACGCTTTTCTCGTCGATCGTGAACCGATTCTCTTCGGCGTACCGCCTGACATCCTCCGGAATATCCATTCCGGCAACGTCACGAGCGGCAAACCGATCCATCGGGTCGTTCGCCACTCCGGCTTCGCCGAGCTTCACCTGAACGGGAAGCGACTCCAGGTATGCAACCACGCTATCCAGCAGGTTGCCCTGTTTTTTCGCTCCATCCGCGCCGGCGAACTCCGCTTTCTCGTCAAGATCCCCGAGGAGCATTTTCCGAATCATCGGCTCCTGGGCAGGCACGAGACGACCTTGCAGCTTGAACTTACCGATTACCTCATCGACCCTCCGGTCATGCTCCTTCTTCTCGAACTCGGCCTTCTGGGTTTCCCCTTCCTTTGCCACGACTTTCAACTTCTCGATTGCGGCAATCGGGTCCACGTCCTGACCGATTCCGAGAGACGACCGGAGCTTCGAAACCGTCGCCTCGGTAGCGGCCTTCGTTGCCGCTTCAGCCGCTTCCCTCGAAGCCTTGGCAAGAAGCTCTTTCAACTCTTTTTCGTCCATTTCCAAATCACCTCCTTCGTTCGTCCATTCAGTCAACAACATGGCTCCCTCCAACTCACTCGTTTCCGGCTCTGCGGAAGCACTGAACAGAGCCAGAATGTCTTTGAGCGTGGTCACCGCCGGAAGCTGGGCCCCTAAAATCCCAGCCGCAGTCACGACATTCGGGACCTTTTGTCCCGTCGCCTCATCTTTGAACGGGGTATCCCGCGTAAACACCTCGGCCGATATGCGACGGAATGTGCCTTTCCGAATCAATGCCGCAACCTTCGCAGGCACTCGCATGAGATCGACGACCAGTTTTTGCCCGATCGCCCGGAAGTTCTCGAGCCAACCCAAGGCCGGAAGACCGGTCACGCGCTCGTGCGTTTTCGGGTCGAGGTGAACGAGTTTGAGAAATGGTTTCACCCGGCCAAAGAGTGTTTTTGCATTCTCGGCCATCTCTCGAATGTCTTCAGGCGTGATTTCGACCTTGTGCCCACGGCTATCCGTCCACTTCCCGGCCGCGAGAATTTCGACATTGCGGATATCCTCGGTTTGCATCGTGTCCTCGTTGATTGCGATTTCCTGGCCCGCAAGCAGGCGGTCGAATTGGCTCTGTGTCAGAGCGATTTCGGGAAGTGAGGCGGTAGCTATGGAGGGAGCGGCCGGCTCGAAGCGGATTCCGCCCCGGGCTTCACATGCCTTTTTTGCCTCAGCCTCGGTATAATTCTCGATCGGGTATCGGACCGCCTGGGCCGCGGTCGTCGTTTGCCCCTTAGGCCTACCGATTACGATATGGGATTTGCCCTGCTTGACAACGCGAAACGATCCCTCCTCAAAATCCTCGGGATCTCGCATCCGGCACGAATGAAAATCTTGGAATGGCATCTTCTTAGCTCACTTTCTCAAGAGCGCCCTCGGCTCGAGTCCAGCTGGTAAACCCGGCCCCCCGCTCGATTGCCGGTATTTTCGAGAATTCGAATTGTTCCCCCTGCGTAATGGGGATAACGATGGATCGGCAGTTGAAATGCGCCGGCGGGAAACCTTCGGCTCGGAGCTCTTCTTTCTGGAATACTTTCCCATCCATCGTCTCGCAGTATGCAGTCGTCGCGTCGTCGAGGACAGAGCTCCACTGGTACGCGACGATGAACTCTTCCACGTCTGGATCTTCAAATTTGACCCGGCGCCCTTCGTTAAGCGCCGTCGTGAAGTTGGTGCGAATAATCGTTTCGACGCGGAACGCTTCCCCGAGGGCGCCATCTGTAATTTTGCCGAGCTCGATATAGCCGTCAAAAACCTTGCGAAGCTCGGCGGCTGCCCAGTTCGGATCGCCTTTGCGGATACCACGGAACATGATCTGTTTTGCCTCGTCCAGAATCTTTTTGGTCTGGACGCCGGTGATGAAAAACGATTCGCGCTTGATTCGAGCGACGGCCTTTCTGATTGCCGGGGAGACGACGAGCTTTTTCTTGATGAAAAATGTTTCAATTTCGTCGATGGGCAAATCCTCAAGCGGGGCGGCAAATCGGCGTTCGAACATATCAGCGCCGAATTCCGCAGCCCTCATTTCCATTGCCCGCACTATCTCTTCCTGCACTTGTAAGGCGCCGTAATAGACTCCGATCACCATCAGGCGCGAAAGCGATTTTTCGAGGTCTTGCCGCCTGGGAAACGGCAACTCATCGATCGCATTGGTGTCCCGGTTTTCGATGACCTGTTTCTTTTTGAGCCGAGCCAGGATCTGATCCCGGGCCGATTTCATAATCTCGCTCCACGCAGTCGAAAACGAAAGCTGGACATCCGCAATCGTCTGGATGAGAGAGTCGAAATCGACCTTGCGTTCGAACGAATTTAGAGCCCGGCGCAGTTTCGGTGCCTGAAAACGGGAAAGGGGAGTCCGGTCAAACTCGCCCCCACTTGGCGAGCCGGGAGGACCAGCCGGACCCCCCCCGTTCCCGGCGGGTGCCGCACCCGGGCGAATCGGAACGGTTTCCTCCGCCTTGGGCGGGAGGCCGAGCTTTTCCCGGACGAAATTTTCGATCTCGGAGTCCGGCGCGATGATGCCCTTCTCGACGGCGGAAACCAGGAGCGTCAAAATCTGCACCATCTGGTCCTCACTGATCGGATCGAATTGGAACCTGGGATATTCGAAAACGCCAGGCCAGTTGAGATCGATCAGGGGCCGGATGAATTGCTCTTGCATGACTGTTTCCTCAAGGTCTTTCCCGATGTCGGCGACGACTTGGAGGAAAATATCGAAATGCTTTTTGCCGAGGGCAAAGGCGCCTCCTGGGCGCTGCGAGAATCCTAAGAGATCGGGGATCAGGACGGCCCGAGCCATGTAGATGTTTCGTTCTGCGATCGCTTCCCGGTAGCTTTCATTCCCTCTCCCGCTCGGCTCCGTCAGTTTGACCGTGTACACATCCGAATGGATTGCCCCGGTCCTCGGAGACTGAACATCGTTGATGAGCTTGCTCATCACTGCGTGTTCCTGCGCATTCTGCTTCCCGGCTGTGAACGAAACGTCGAGGAATCCGCCGGCGAACCGCTCGAGCCACATATCCCACATCTCGCCGACCCATTTTTTCGAGTTCCACCACCGATATGCCCGGAGGAAATCGGATTGCCCGTAAGGATTCTCGAACTCCTTGCGGTACGTGTAGACGATGAATTCTTTGGGTTCAAGCGGCATCCATTGGCCGGTATTCGGATCTTCGGCAAGGATTCCGGTCACGTTCCGAAATGCATCCAGCTTGAACCGGATGCCGTGGGGTTCCTTAGTCTTGAGATTCCAGATGCCGATCTTCCCGTCGAAGGGACCCGTTTCGATCAAATACGAGGGTTTGTTGGTGACACTGAATCCGTATTCCAAGGCCGAGAGGATGCTTCGGAGTTTTTCCTTGAGCGATCCCTGCATTTGCTCGATCACGTGCTCGACGAATTCTTTTCTCTCTACATCGTCCGGATCATCCGAGGCCTCGACGATCTTGAAATCGGTACAGAGCCGCGCCGATTTCTTCATGTCGATGTACGCTCCTAGCGCGTCATCAAGCCGCATCTCGTCGATGATCCCCATGCCTCGGCGCTTTATCAGTGTTGCCGGATTCTCGGCTCCCCATGCGGATTGCTCGTCAAATCGAGAAACGGAAACAGCAGCCTCTCTCACGTCCTTGGGGGCCGCCTTTTCTTGGAACATCGAAAGCAAAAATAGAGCCTCTTCGTTCACCCTTTACCATGCCTCATGCGAAGGGGCGCGCCGCTTTGGGATTGCCGCAAGCTCGAAATCCCCCCGGGAATTCTGAAGACGCCGGGCCTGGCCGCGGCCTTGGATCATCAGCATTTTTGATATGGCTTCGTCGTCGTAAAATTTCCCGGAGGAACCATCCCCAGAAGTCGGCGCCCCATGCGATCCATTCGGGAGCCGGGAAAAGGATCGGAGTTCGGCCCTTCCGTTTTCCGAAACGAGTGTAATCCGACGATCCGAAAGCACATCGTCGAAATCGCTTTCCATGATCGTCTTCTCGTCCTTCCCCTGGGGCCAACCTGTTTTCCATGCGGCCCTGGGTTTGCCGGGGACTTCGTGGACGTACAGACATTGGCTGAGCGGAGTCCCCGAGAGCGGGCCCGCCTCCACGGTCAAATCCTCGCATTTCTGGATCACGGCGTGCCCATGATTGGGGCGCTCGATGACGACCACGCCAGGGAACCGTTCGAGAAGGCGCTTGATCTCGAATGCCGTTTCCCTTGGCCCAAGTTTTCCCCGAATCGGCGGGTACGCTTCAATCCCGCTCTCGATCTCACAGCCGGAAATGGCCGTGTAATCTCCAGCCGGGATTCCTTCCGCCGGGTCGACGCCGTGGGAATACCAATACGCTGAGGGATCGGCCACGAGGTCGCAAAAAAACGTATCGCCGGAAACAGCCGCGATGTCCTCGGGCTCGAACACAGCCGAATCATCCTTGAGGAACGCTTCCTCATCGGTTGCCGGGTATTCCTGCTTGAATCGCCGGCGGAGCCGTTTCCGTTGCGTCTCCAAAAATGCCGCATCATAATCGAAATCGTTCCGGCCGTAGAAATGTGCGCGGTATGCGCTCTCTCCGCGCTTGGCCGCCTGATATTCGTGATGGGCAGCATTCCCGATTCCCTTGGCGCTGAAGTCAAGTGTTACAATCGCCGATCCGTCCTTAACGAGCGACCCGGAGAGCCCGCTCATGACCTCTTCCACGTGTTCCCATTCGCTGTATTCGGTCCCATAGATGCGATTCACCGTGGCCGATCTCCCCTCTCCTTTGGCCCCTTCCGTCGTGAACTCGATCCGTGAGGCGGTAGTCGAACAGGAAATTTCGTGGAGCGTCCCGGCTGTCCCATCCGCCGAAACGGGGACATAGGGTAGCATGGCATAGGGTTCGACTCCGAGTTCTTTCATGGTTTCGACGGCGGAACGATGCAGAAGGTCCACGATCTTTTTCAGCTTGATAACGGTTTCGTCTCGGTATGCAACGACCTTCTGGACATAACCGGGCCGGAAGCAAAACGAATGGTACATGTCTCCAAGTTCGAGCGTGGTCAAGCCGATTTGGCGGGACTTGAGCAGAATGTTGTCGGGGAGAGAACGGACGGCGAGTTCCCAGCTAGGGAATGAGTACACCGTTTCGAAATAACGGAGTTGGATCGAGTTGAACACCCAAGGCGCTTCCTCGCCGGTTTCGAGCCGGATGTGCGTCAAGACTTCGAGGAAAAACTGCGGGTCGTTCGCGCACCGGGTGAAAAACTCGTCCTCAGTTTCGGGAAGAGGTTTCGTCGTCCAATGCGGCCTCGAACTTTTCGCGCAACTTGCCGTTAAAACGGTTGGCAAGGCAATGCAGCCGACGCTTGAACGCTTTCTGCTGCTCTTCGACTTGGCCGATGTTTGTAGTGACACTGACCCTCGCCCCCCTTCCCGTGTCATAGCCGAGGATGTTGAGAATGGCTTCGATCGCGCGCATCTTGTCTCTCCTCTCGCTCAAGGCCACCTTGATACACTCCATCAGCACCTCCTCGTCGTGGGCGGCGAGAATCCGCGTCAGGCGTTCGATAGACTGGCCCTGGATCCGTTCCCGTTCGGCCAGCATGGCCTTGAGGTAGCGATCATCCCTCATCCAGGTTTGGTAAAAAACCGGGATCGCAACGATCCCTTGTTCGCGGCAGAGCTCGAGGCCCTGAGAGCGGGTAGGCGCGGCAGCGATAATGGGGATTGACCGACGCATTGCTTCGGTCAGTCCGTTCTCATCGCGCCGTGTATTCAAACGAGCGGCGATCGGTTCTACTCTTTCTCGCTTAGGCGTTTCTTGCGCAATTCCTCCCAATGGCTTGATAACGGAAAGCGACGCGGGATGTCAAGCGTTTATTTTGAGTTGTGGCTTTACGATTCGCTTCTCGGGGTTCCGTGGATTGGGAGATCGTAGATAGCATCTCGGATCTCGGAGGGCTTCGGGAAGTAGCGGCCATTTCGGCAGAGGACGGAGATGGCTTGGAGGAGCTGTTCGATCGGCAAGTCTTTGAGGGCGAGCCAGTAGAGTTCGGCGCGTTCTTTTGATACGGGTTCGGCGTAGAGTTCCCCGGTTTCGAAGAGGGCGGAAGCGAAGCGGGCGGCGTCAGATAGGGCGTCAGATGGGGACATCTTCAGCCTCAGTTTCGACCTCGGGGGCGGTTTTTTGGGGTTCGTTCGTGTTTTCGTTCTTCTCGGCGGCATGCGTGGCGTGGGCGGCGAGAAAGGCTTTTTTTGCTTCGGCGTTGCCGGAGGTTCGGGAATGGCTACCAGGCGGGTTCGGGGTGAGATCGTACTTGCCTTCCATTGCCGAAACGTGGGTATTGGGGCGGATGAGAAAATCGAAATTTGCTTTCCATCCTCTGTCGTTTTCGCCGCAGCAGAATCGGCTTTGTCCGATTCGACTGGCGACTTCCCTCCAGTATTGTGGGTCAGGTTCTTCGGCGATGCGAAGTTCTGCGAGGCGTTTTCGTTGCCGGGTGAGTTTGAGGCACTTGGTCATACGGGCGAGACTGGCGGTATGGTTCCAGATGGTTTGGAGATCGGCGGCTGTGAATC